CTAGCTTGACACGCTCGGTATAGATACGATCATCGTCTTTGCATACTGCGTAATACAGCGCTCGGTCAACTCCCATGCCCGCCATGTACATCTGCATCTGCACAAAATGCTGTGGTTTAGACTTTTCAACTCCATTCTTTTCCAAGTCATCAAACGATTTCTTAGCGTGGGTCTTAATCTCTAGCACATGGCGCGCCTTAGGCGCCTCAAGCAACCCAGATTCAATGATTCCGTCCACACTGCCGGACACATGGCATCCAAAATCCACGCGCGACTGATTAGCACCAGTTTTTTGCACGCTAATGCCGATAGCGCGCAAGTCGGACACGACCTGTGCCTCTTCGTTCTGGCCACGCCTAAACAAGCGTAGGATGCGCCCTGGGAACTTTTCAACCACAGCCATCCTAAACGATAGCCATAGCCATCTGTCGCAGGGATGACCAAGCAGGGACGCGCCCATGTGGGGGCGTGGTTCTTGCTGAATTGACTCGTGGTGCTTGTCAATTAGTGCTTGAATATCGTATGATGGGCTTGGTATCTTCATGGTACCTCTCCTTAGTTTTTTGCCCCCAACCGCATGGTCAGGGGCATTTTTTTTACTTCTTAACCCAAGGAGGGGCTGCTTTTGCTGCGACCGGTGCTTTGGCTGCTACTGCTGGTGGCGCTGCACCGTTGGACTTATAGCCCTTAACGTCGTTCGATGCGCCATACTGCTCAGACTCGCGCACATCAAGCTTAATGCTTAACTGTCCACCAATCAATTGATCAGTATCTTGCACCGTTGTCAAGCCAATCGCGCGCATCAATTCACCCAACTGCTGGCGACCAATTTCCTCGGCCTTGGGGTTGGGGTTCTTGATGTTCAAGTTACCAAACACCACGCGCCCCTGATGGGTAGGTCCTGTGATGTCATAACGCACTGCGATGTACTGGCCGGTGCCGGCCTTAGTATTTTTGATCTCCGCACCGTTGACGACCGCGGTGTACCACCCAGCCGGTAATGGCTCAAAGTTGTTGGTGGGTGTAGGCAGCGAATCAACGCTGAAAGTTTCGAGGAGCTGTGCCATGATGTTTATTCCTTAGTAATGGTAAAAGATGGACGACCGTTAGTGGTCGTTATAGCGTCTTGCAACGGGGTAGTGATTAGTGCATCAGCCGATTTCCATGCCGAGGCATTGACTTCAGGCTTCCAACGAAAAAGGCTAGATAAGTGCTGCGTCAATCCGTGCTCTGCTGCCAAGTCTTGGAGCTTGTCAGCGTTGACCTTGCGGTCTAAGCGCCCCACGACCTTGACCTTGTAGCCCTCGGCCTCAATGTTCTGAGTACCGTCGAGTGTCTTCTCAATGCCAAGCTCGGCAACCAATTCGTCCTCAAGCGCACGACGTAAGTCCATTGCGGCCTTTTCGGCTTCCTTGGCGTCGATCCATTTTTGGTAAAGGTTTGTACTTTTAACAGTCTTCAAACCATAACCTTTGGCATACGAGTAGTCTTTGTTAGCGTCAAACATATCAACCCCCAATCTTTGCAATGATGGCACCAAGGTCTGGTGCTTCCCATGTGTCAAGCTTGCCAGAGCGATCCTTGGCTTGCCAGATACCGTCGGAGTCGCACATCAACGCACGTTGTGCCACGCCCTCCGCATCCTTCTCAACGCGAAGTGCCAGCACCTCGTCAAAGAAGTAAGGCAGTTGTTGGCCAGTCTTATTGCCAGGCATACTAGGTGCATACAAGATGCGGCCAGTTTCGTCCGTTGATTTCTCGCACTTAGCCGTAAAATAAACGTGCTTGTTTGGAATATCGCGGAACGCACGAATGATGTCAGACATCTGTTCCTGCATTGCACCGTACGCCTGACGAGGATCCTTAGCAATTTTCTTCTCATGGTTAAGCACCACCTCAGCAATCTCAGAGATTGAGTCCAGAGCAATCGACTCAAAGTGCTTGGCTTCGTCCGAGCTCGTCACCCACTTGTACGCTTCCATCAGTGTGTCGTAGCTAGACACCTCAACAAAAGGCACATCAGCGTCAGCAATGGACAACAAACCGCCCTCAGCCGAGAACACAACAGGGTTAGGCAGTGTCGGGATAAGTGACGTCTTGCCCGAACCGGCATTACCGTATACAAGTAGCTTCACGCCGTTGGCGTGCAAACCTTTGGTACTGCGTAGATTGATAGCCATTTGTGGCTCCTAAAGTTGATCGCTTGTTGGGGTATCCGTTTAGCGATTGATTGAATTATTGCATGATTAATGTTATTGTGTCAACAAGTATTTTCAATTTAATTGGATAAGCCATGAAAACACAGGAAGCAATTGACCATTGGGGTGGTGTCAAGCGACTCGCAGACGACCTAAAGACATGGCCACAAACCATCTACCAATGGGGCGAATATCCGCCAATTGGCAGGCAGTACGAGATTGAAGTAAAAAGTGATGGTTGCTTGAGAGCAGAAGAGGAAAAGGTATGACCAATCTCTCCTCAATACTAGGCGCCAACTGGTCGCCCCCAGCAGACAAGACACTTGCATCACCCGAAGTTCAGTTTATTGACGCCATTGTTCACGCAGGGCTAAACGCCCCCAGAGATTTGGTGTTGGATGGCAAAATACACCGCTTTGCGAGCGATGAAGACAAGCGCAAGAAGCCTGGTTGGTACGTTGGTTTTGAGGAACCAATCCCTGTGTTGGTGTTTGGGTGTTGGAAGGCGGGTTTTACTAGCCAAAAACGCGCTGAAACAGGCGTCAAGTACACGCCCGCCGATGAGATGAAGTTGCTATCTCATATCGCAATGGCAAAAAAGCTGCGCGACGCAGAACTTGAGCGCAAGCATGAGTTGGCCGTTGAAACGGTTGAGTTGATTTGGCCTAATTGCACCCCTGCTTCCCCCGATCATCCATACCTTAAGCGCAAGGGCATCAGCGCCCATGGTGCGCGTGTTACTGGGGACGGGCGCCTCGTTGTGCCGTTGTTCTCTGAAGAGGGTGAGTTGTCGAGCCTTCAATACATTGATGGTGATGGCAATAAGCTGTATCACACCGGTGGGGTGACGGGCGCACGTTTTTGGTTGATTGGTGAGCTTAAGCAAACCCTGTACATAGCAGAGGGTTTTGCCACCGCTGCCACTATCCACGAAGTGACCAATGATGCGGTTTGCGTGGCGTACAGTGCCAATAACCTGTCGAACGTGACCGGCATCATGCGCACCAAGTACGGTGCCACCCAGAACATTGTGATCGTGGCGGACAATGATATGTCAGGGGTTGGGTTAAATGAGGCCACCAAGGCGAGTGCCAAGCATGGTGCCAGAGTCGTCATGCCACCCATCATAGGCGATGCAAACGATTATGCTCAGGCCGGCAATGATTTGTTGATGTTGCTCAATCCACCCAATGACGATTGGCTCATCTCAGCCGATGATTTCAGTGCCAAACCAGAACCCGTCACTTGGTTAATTAAGCGTTGGGTTCAAGCAATGGCACTAATTATGGTGCATGGTCCAAGCGGTGGTGGCAAGACTTTCGTGGTGCTAGATTGGGTATTGCACATGGCAGCCGGTTTGCCCACTTGGGCAGAAAACAAGGTCAAACCCAGTGCAGTAGTGTATCTGGCCGGCGAAGGGCACCAGGGCCTGCGCGGTCGGGTGGCAGCTTGGAAGCACAAGCACCAGACCAAAACCCTCAATATGTGGCTCTCAAAGTCTGGTTGTGACTTAAACACTCCAGAGGGGTATCAGAAGGTCTCCGACCAGATCCGCGCCTTACCCGTCACGCCGGCCATGATCGTGGTCGATACCCTGCACCGTTTCTTACTTGGCGACGAGAACAGTGCCCAAGACGCCAAAGGGATGCTAGATGCCTGTGCAGCCCTCATGCGTGAGTTTAATTGCTCAGTGCTACTGGTACACCACACCGGAGTCAGTGAAGAGGCCCAGCACCGAGCAAGGGGGTCAAGCGCTTGGCGCGGTGCTTTGGATATTGAGATCAGCATTATCCCGTCCAAAGACGGTCAACCCCTTGAAATCGTCCAGCGCAAGCAAAAAGACGGCGAATTGTCCGAACCCTTGTATGCCCGCATCGCACCCATCGTGATACCAGGTTGGTTCGATGAGGACGGCGAACCCGTAAAAAGTGCCACTTTGGAGTTGGTCGATGCCCCAGTGCGGGCCACCGCGTCCGACAATAAAATGCAAGAACATCGCAAAATGTTCGAGAACGCATGGTTCGATTCTGGCGCCGAAGACCTAAAAGGCGAGCCTTATATATCCCGATCTGCCATGAAGGAATATTTAGATAAACAGGAAATTGCAAAGGCAACGGTCCAGAAAATGCTCAACCCGAGCGAGTCGTCAAGGTTTATGGGCAAGTTAATTAACTCAAATATACTTAGAACAGAGGGTCATGGGTGGGTGGTAAGCGATAAATTAATGGCTCAAAGCATGATGATTATGAGGGGTGCTGAATGAGGCAAAACCGTACCAAAGCGTACCAATGGTACGGTTTGTCTTTTGGTACGGTTTGGGGGCAAAAAGCCATAAAAACCGTACCAAACCGTACCAGCTATCTATAAGATAGCTGGTATTGGTACGATTTATGGTGCGGCGGTGTTTGGTATATAATTAAGTATTGTTTAAGGGTATAGTTTCGGGCTCATTAGGTTCAATATCGCTTACGTTATCAATTAAGCGAGCCTCAGCTTCTTTTAGTGCAGAGGTAATCGATATTTGAGTGTGAGTAACCGAGACGTCGATTTTGTCACCCCATGCTTTAGGTCGAAGTTTTGCAGCAGTCCACTTCCGAGTATCAATCCGAATTTTCATTTGGTTGATCCAGGCGCTCAGATATGGACCGTCTAAACCCTCGGGGATTGATTCCTCTGAAATATCGATTAATGACTCAGCAAGGTAATCGGCTCGAACCTCGACCGCCTCATCGTATAGGCGCCTAATCTCGGGATTAGCCCTCATGTTCTTTTGTACGCTGTCATAAGTGGGATATCCAGGCTTGTTGATCGCTTTGGTTAGACTGGATCCGTTACCGATCTCGCGCAGTATCTCAGGCCAAAGTTTGTCCCAATCGTATACCGGCTGAAAGTATCCCCAATCATCCCGATTCTCAGTGACCACAGGCTTAGGGGTGGTGTTTAGGTTTGGCTGTGCTTGCTTGTAAATGATTGTCATAATCGTTTATTTGTAGTGAGCTTGTGGTAAGTTTAAATCAATATGATTAGTGATGATAGGGGCACAATAAAAAAAGCCCCTAGAGGGGCTTAAAATCGTTCCTAGGGGTATGTTTTTATAGGTCGAAGACTAGGATCATCAAGAGAACTATTGCAGAGATGATTAAGGCCGCCATTGGTCAAGTACCTCAGCAAAAATTGGATGCACGTTATCCCATTGTGCGCCTATATCTTTTGGATAGAATGGACGCAGCGTGCGGGATTCGTCCATACTGCGCGCGTAAACATAGCCCGATTTAACGTCGCACGAGTCTACGGTATAGGGTTTATTCTTGATGTGGACAATGTCGCCATGCTCTACCGGCTGGCCGTTGGTGTATTTAATTTGCATAATATTCCCCCAATTCCTCGACCTCGGTTATATCGCGCTCTTGAAACTCGAAATCTGAATCCTGAACGCTGTCAAATAACTTGCAAGCGCTGTCGATATCAGGCGCAATGATCTCGCAAGTGACTTTTATATATCCGGTTATTTTAAATATGTAGGGCTTATTCATTATGCGGCCTTTATGATTCTGATAACTTTATGCATGGAGACGCCATGCGCAGGGTAAGCGATAACCTTTACTTTTTTGTCGTAACAAGCTCTGCAGCCATTACACTTGCCCTCGTGTGAATAAGCTTCGCAAAGCTTCATACCCTTTTTAACGTCTTGTGGTGTGGGGATAATGACCGAGCCATGAAGGCCCTTGGTGTATTGGCCAGTAACAGAATCAGAGCTAAAGCGAACCGATACATTTGGCAGCGCGGCCATGGACTCTAATACTTGGCGAAATTTGGGAAATTTATGCATACGGGTAGGTAACCAGTGTTTAACCCATGGCGTGCGCTTCATAACATCAAGCATTTTCTCGGCCAGCCCTAGCGCGTACATGTCGCCTGAATCAAACCAGCGGAAAAACCTATCGTTTTGTAGCGCGGCCACCATATCGTCGGCCCATTCCAAGCGCTGCCAGTCTATCTTGTTGTGCTCGCGTGGTGCCTTGACGTTTTTAAAGCGATAATTTCCGGTCGTGGCATAACAGCCGCGGCAGGCGTCAACAAGCTCGCCTGGCGCTGCAATCGAGCCAGGGCAAGTATCTAGCGCTTGAAGTGACCAGCTGCGAATGCCGTCGAGTTTGGATGTAACTGAAAGCTTGATCATATTATTCACCTTTGATGATGCTGTAATCCCGATATGGGGCGTTTAATTGGTACTCAACTACTGAAATATCATCGTTGCAGTACCAATCGGCCGCTAAGCTGTATTGGTGCATATGCCGTAACAAACCTACAATTAATGCGGTTTTTGCATCATTTTCGGTTTTGCCATAAGCTTCAAAAGAAAAGTTTCGGGATTCGTAGTTGGCACGATAAATTCTCATAGCGACCTCACGACTTCAGCGATAACAATGGCAAACACGCCAAGCGCAGCACAGGCGATTAAGAGTTTTTCGATCATAGTATTTCCTTGTGTGAGTAATTCAGGTTAGGATTAGTTTGCTTCGCACCAAGCGATAGCATCATTCATATGCATGAAGTATCCCATTGCGAAGCCCGACATTGTGCACACACGAATGCCATACTTGCCCTTGCGATCAAATTGAATAATGTATTTTGTTTGCATGGTATTTCCTTGGGTTTGATAAATCAGTTTAGGAATACATATATTAGCACAAACAAACACAATTTCACACTACATCACAATAAATATATTTATCATTCCAGCATAATCAATAGGCAATACCTATTGCATCTTGTTGCACCGCACAATGCATTGTTGCATTGCAATATGTTGCATTGCATCATTGTGCATCGCAACATTGCATCGCTCGTCTTGTTGCGTTGCATCATTGTGCATTGCACCATGCTATGCCGCATTGCAACATTGTTGCGTTGCGTCAAACGAAGGGGGGGGGTAGGTCCCTGCGCGGGGAGTGTGTGTGTGCGCAGTGTCCACTAAAACTTTTTATTTTTTTTTATTATTGCTTCAACATCACTTTCATTTACAATCCGTTTTATGCAAACAACTGTCTATTCTCCCCAAGACGAGATGCAACTCATGTCAGCGCTTTGGTCACCCAAGATCAAGGATGACCCACTAGCGTTTGTGTTGTACGCATTTCCATGGAATCAGAAAGGCACGCCTCTAGAGGGCTTTACCGGCCCACGCAAATGGCAGCGGGAGGTGCTGACTGATCTGGCTGCGCACATTAAACAAAACGGCGGCAAGGTTGACTTTGACACGTTTAGGATGGCAACCAGCTCGGGTCGAGGTATTGGCAAATCGGCGTTGGTTAGCTGGTTGACGCTATGGATGCTCTCCACACGGATTGGGTCTACCACCATCATCTCGGCAAACTCTGAATCACAGCTACGCTCGGTCACTTGGGCGGAGATCACTAAGTGGCTGGCGATGTCACTGAACTCGCACTGGTTTGAGGTTTCAGCCACTAGGCTCATGCCCGCCAAGTGGATTACCGAGTTGGTCGAGCGCGACCTAAAGAAAGGCACACGCTACTGGTCGGTTGAGGGCCGGCTTTGGTCAAGCGAGAATCCTGATGCGTACGCGGGTGTGCACAACTACGACGGTGTGATGGTGATCTTTGATGAGGCCTCCGGTATTGACGACTCCATCTGGGCGGTGACCGCCGGTTTCTTTACCGAGAACACACCGAACCGCTTTTGGTTGGCGTTCTCGAACCCACGTCGCAACACTGGCTATTTCTTTGAGTGCCACAACTCCAAGCGTGACTTTTGGAACACTAAGATTGTGGACGCGCGCACGGTCGAGGGTACGGACAAAGCGGTCTACCAACAGATTATCGACGAGTATGGTGCGGATTCGTCCCAAGCGGCAGTCGAAGTGTACGGTGACTTCCCGTCGGCGGGCGATGATCAGTTCATATCCGCATTGATTGTGGATGAGGCCATGCGTCGTGCTCGCTACAAAGACCTAAGCGCCCCCATTGTCGTGGGGGTTGACCC